TTATCTACTATATTTATCTTGACACTGCCTGGCTTCTGTTTAGATTTGTCACTAGACTCACTATCCTTATCCTCAGTGGGCAAGAAGAATAGAAGAGAGGCATGGATGAATATACTTAGAACAAGAATCAATGATTTCACTGTGTCTCCAAAGTGGAAAGAGGCAAGTAGCTTTCGCCACTTGCCTCTACCCACTAGATTGTAGCTGGGCTTTACAATTTACCGTTGGGTATTGTTGTTCACACTACCGCGGTCAACTTCCTCGGCTAGAGGATAGTTATATCATACCAGCCTAAATACCTCAAGAGCATCGGCTAGAGCTCGCTCTGCACTCTTACCTTCTTTAACATATTCACTTGCTAAAGTGACCAGTGATGCTTTCTTGTCGCCAGCCTTAGTCTCAAATAGGTCCCAAATTCTGTTGTCGACTGAGAAACTCTGTCCACCAAGCTCTACTTTAACTTTCCTAGCCGCTAATCTCATCTTAACTCCCGTTGTTTAAAGAAGGACTTTTCGATCGGTCGGTGTTCTTGCAGTCCCCAAACCGCTTATTGCTTTGATCGACATCTCACCACTAAGCAGGTGACGCTTGGCTATGTGGCCATTTGTTTAAGATAGCTGCGTTACCCAAGGGTTCAGCACTGTGCCGCCACTATCTTACTTCTAAAACCGCCACACAGATTGTTTAGACAGCACCATGAATCTTGCGATTCTTCAGTGCCGTAAGAAGACGTGCACGAGCAGTTTTGCCGTACAAAGCAAAACGACCTTCACCGCGGCTGATTGCTGCAGTACTATAGCTAAGCCAGCTGTCGAGAGCGTCTGCTTTCGTGGAAAAAGCGCCGAACCGAGGAGAAACTACATTGTAGACTCCCTGGCGAGCAACCGTGTTTGCGTTCACACTCTTAAGTGTCGTAATGAAGAAATTGATCGTGTACCCTTTTGACATTCTGTTCTCCTTGATTAGATTAAAAACCCATTAGAAACATTCATATCCAATTTATACCCCTTAATAATCCGCACAATGCAATGCTGGTACGCTAAGACTCCTCCATAGATTAATCACTGTTTTCTTATCATCTATCGCAAACAACACATCATAATAAGGTGAAATTAGAGTGGAATAAAGCATTGTCTTAACCTCTGTGTCAGGGCGAAAATCTCCGATTGGGCGCATGATTAGTTCATACTCAAAAATGCCTTCATGATTCAGGTGACTATCGAGCCATTCTTTAGTGATCTCTAAGCCACTAAAGTTTGTACTACGAGCAGTAAGAAATATAAGTTTATATCCGCGCCTATGCATTGCTAACACCAACTCCTTACACCACTCATTCACTGGGGCATAGCGAGTCGATGCAATCCATGCTTCCCAGTCAGTTCCACCGGTCGGTTTCTTAAACCCCTCTACGTGAGGGGAATTAGAGAGTGTTCCGTCGATGTCTATGATAACGGCCTTCTGTCTCATTTGTTCTCCAAGATGATCCTACTAATCTCATCAATGTGTACCGGCGTATAGTTCCACACATCTACACCAACATTGATCATCTTATTTTTAACCTTCCAATGTTGGTGAATATGACCACACAGAAGCCATCTGTCGTCATTATGAGCAGTATAGTCTTGATATCGTGGATCAGTTGTGTCATAAGGCATGTGACATAGATTGACTATAGCAACACCGGGTATATCTAGAGTTTCCCCAACCTCACATAGTACAGTCCACCCATGGGATTCATAGAACTTTTTCCAGTAGTCTACTTCTCCGCGCTTCATGGCTTTTTTAAAGTGTTTGTTGTAAGGATGAATCGGGTCGTGGTTACCTGGTACAAGTATCTTGTTACCGTTGAGGCGACTACTATATAGTTCCACAGAGCGGCCGGCGAACGAGAAGTCGCCTAGACAATAGATAGTGTCCTCAGGTTTTACAACAGAATTCCAGTTGTATATCATCGCCTCATTCATCTCTTCTACAGAGAAATATGGGCGATCACAGTACTTTATAACATTTGCGTGCCAGAAATGGTTGTCAGATGTTAGATATATATTCGCCACCTAATGTTTCCCTTATAACATCCATCTCCTTTAAAGCATCATCTTTATTGAGAGATAGGAGATATGTGATGAAGCGTTCTTTTACTGATAAGATAAAGTTATCTACAATCATATCTCCTTTATCAAGGTTTCTTGACTCACGTCTCACCAGCATATCTAAGAATGCTGCTGCCGCTATCAGCGACTTAGGATCTTCTGTATCATTCTTACCCCTGATTCTTTTAAGTATCTCGTAGTCTTTAGTAAGCCTAGAAACCGCGTGTTGCAACTGAATTTTATTCGGCACATCCTCAGCTGTTAAAAGTATCGTTTTCATCTTTCAAACCCGACCCCATCTTTCTTCTTTTTCTCAAAAGCATCATGGAACTTTTTCTTGTGCGCAACTAGTTCCTTGATTACCTGCGGTATAGACTTGTCATGAAGCATGCTTCTTACCACTACTTCTTTCAAGTGCGCAACACTGAAATCCTTAATATCCTTAGAAGCCAATGCATCCTTTTCTTCAGCATTGAGTACTCTCTTAGCGATGAACTCGACCAGCTGCACTTTCTCCTCATATGATGGAGCATCTAATTCTAGCATCATATCGAAACGGCCTGGGCGATCTGCTAGTGCGGACAGCAGGTTCTGTGGATAGTTGGTGGTAGCGATCATGAAGGTTGGCAATTTAAACACATTGCGCAAACCATCCAACAGATCTAGAAGTGCAGAGTCTACTCCGCGGCTCTCGCCTTGGTTCTCGCGCTCACCGCCACCGATGTCTTCCATGATGAGGATAACGCGGGTGCACTTCTTGGTGTACTCAACTTTTCGCTCTAGGAAGTCTAGAACCCACTCGGACTCGATTTGACTGGTTGGCCACACCATGATGATGGTGCCAGGATCTTGCTCTACTGCCATCTGACAGTAGCTTGTTATGCTAGCCGTCTTACCCATTCCTGGCTGGGAGTAGATGAGTATCTTTCTAGCCTTGGTCTCACCCAGCTGGTCGTACACGTGGAGTCTCTTAAAGAAGACTTCTGCCTCGCTGTAGATGGCTTGCGTGTTCACCATAGAGGTGAGAAGATCGCGCTGACGAAGCTCTGTTTCCTTGAGGGTGATACCACCGCCTGGTGCTTCAGCCATAACGAAGTAGCCAGGGTCAACCTTCAGCTTCTTCTCTTTCTCTTTTCTCTCAAACTTGAACTGGTAAACCGAGTCACCGTTCTGGAAGCACAGATCAGACTCTGGGAGAGTCGTCGTGAGGCCGACATCAGAAAGTTTGGTTATCTTCTTGAGCTTGAATTTTCCATTGGACATAAGTACACCTCTTGTGGGGAAATCTTGATGTTATTGTACAGCGCCGATCTAAAACAGATCGTACACGCTGTAGCCCTTGCACCACCGACATTCTAAATCCAGCTCATTATTATCGCTGTTGGCGTACTCGAGCTTACTGTTAACCCCAAACCCTTCCATTAAGAACTGCCGGCGACGTCTGCGTCTTCTGCGCTTGGAGGTAATAGCCCTATATGTTGCAACGTTATCGTTGTCTACTAGCGTGTTGCAGCCGCTAATCGATCGGGCCATGTGCAGGTTGTTCTTGTTGCTGCTCTTGTTCATGCGTTAAACTCAAACTCTTTCTTGTTATGGTCAGTAACCAGGGTGAGCTTCAGATGTTCGGTGGGTAGGATAGTCCACTCGTAATCTACGAGTTGAAGTTTATCTTGCTTAGCTAGATCTGCCAGTAGGTTGGCAATACGCGAAGCATGTGATGAATGATGCTCATTCAGCAATGTCTGAACCATATCATCTGTGATTAGTTTTTCTTCTTTTAGAAAATCAAGAATTGTGGTTCTGCATTTCAGCAAGTCAAATATTCTGTTCAGGAACTCCACTCGCCGCTTCATCATCAATCTCCTTAGAATCTATAACCCAATTATTGAAAGACGACACCCATTTAATGGCCCATTCTTTAGCTTGGAAAGCATTACCTCTAAAATTTGCACTCAACTGATTCCCTTTAGGGCCAAATAAAGCGTACTCGTCTTGGCGCACGCGCCGCAATATTATCGGTATTGTACTCAAGAATTCTCCCTTAAGGACTAGTGATAGTCCGTATTATCCTGAAGTAAGTATGTGTCCGAAATAAGCTGTACTACTTTTACTGCAAAATCTGTAGCCATATTTAGCCTTTCAATAACTTGATATTGTTAGCTCTACATAGAGCTAGTAGATTCAACAGTTCTTCAGGATTATGTACTGTTGTTTCTGCGCCGTATCCGCGGAGATAACATGAATATACGCCATCTCCGCGAATCTTGTCGAACAACGACCAACCAGCATCTACCCCTAGACAATCTGCAGCCTTCTCACATAGGAATAAGAAGAGTGTTTCGCTGTTGTTGCGATATAGTACTTTAGAATACGGCTCATCAGCTTTCAGTGTTTCAGAGAAAGCTGTAGCCGACAGCATTAGCAATATAAATACTAATATTTTCACTTAACCTCCAGTTCAGCGACGAAATACCTACATCCCTCAAGCGGACCATAACTATCTTCCTGCATTGGATTAGGGTTGGTATCATTAAAATCTTTTGCTAATGCTTCTGCGGTAGCTTTATTAGCATACACGTCGACTAGTGTTTCATGCATGAAAGGCATCATCATTTCATTCTTGAAAATGCCATATACTTTGTTCACTTCTCGTTCCTCCACCGTAAAAACACAGGAAAACGGAGGATGCCGTCGTTACTTAACTCCTGAAACTTAATCTCGGCAGTTCTACCTACTGCACATGAAGGATCATTCCATATCACTATGCGATCTTCGTCTGTGAAACCAGATCCAACATCGCAAGCCAAACCATTCTCCTGGATGAGCTTCAACCCACCCATTCGGCCTTCGTGCTTACCTTCGCCCTCATATAGTCCCACTACTTTACAATCTTGTGAAAGCATAGTCTTGAACTTCATAAGACGATTAGTCTTCTTGCCCAGATAATACGGAATGTTAGGAAGTGCCATTGCGCCCTCTAAACCCCTTGATAAGTATTGCTGCTCTAGCGCAAGGATGTCCTCAACCTTGTACACCAAGGCTTGGTCAACCTGAACTAAGTTAGTTACACCCGGATTAGCCTTGAAGAAGGCAATGAGATTATCAAGTCGTTGCTTGGTTGGCATCTTGAAATTGCTCGTATTAAACTCATCTGATGCAACCCAGCCGAACACATGATACTTCACATCACCGACAGACTTCTTGCTCTTGCTCGACATAGCCGTCTGCTGCATGGCATTGAAGTCATCTGACATGATCTCGCCGTCTAGGATAAATGAGGAGTCCTGGCATAGAGTTTCGAGTGTTTCAACGATAGAGGGAAAGTTCTCAAACACTGTTCCGTTGCGGGAATATAGCTGCACCTCGCCATAAGCACAAACCGCGAGGCACCGATACCCATCAAGCTTCGGACTGACATAAACACCTTCCGATACTATCTTCTGTAAATTCTTACACTCTTTGCCGTCTTTGGCCAACATAACATCAAAGTCAGGGATGCCGAAGCCAGCCTTGTTAGCCTCGGTGAGGCCGAAACCAGCACGAAGGTTCTTGCGCAGAATACGAGCATACCACTTGGCTTCCAGCGGAGAGCACTCGACGAAGAGTGATTCTACTAGTGCAATAGCAGCATTGCCAGTAACTTGACGAGTCTCAAGCTGAGCGAGAATCTGCTTGAACCAATCAGTGCAGTCGTTACCCGGATCTTTAGATGCCGAATTCACTTCGAATTTCTTGATGAAGAACTTACGCTTGAAGTTCAAAGCTGCATCAAGAAGTTCTGCCAACTCGGTGTTACCCTTGTTGGCAGTGAGGATCTTTTGCTTCTCGGATGTAGGCGATGTGTTCTCGAGTAACTCTAATACTTCGAGAGCGTTCATATTCTATCTCCTCAATATGTGGATAGGAATTCTTTCAGACTGCTTAATGGTACTAGGAATGCGAATGGACGAGCTTGGCCATCGATCATAGACATGACACCAACCACTTCGCCATCGCCGTTAAGTCCAGGACTACCAGACTGCCCGTGATCTCCAAGAGCATCCGTAAACATGAACCTAGCTTTAAAGAAGCATATCTTTGTTGGAACGATCTTTCCGTTCTTGTGTTTTATCGGAACGGTTTTAATATAATGTTTTTTACCTACGCACATCTCAAGTGGTTTTTCGTATGGCTCATCCAGCAGCTTATACCCTCTTATGAATCCATCAGATGATGAGAGCAGTGCTACGATAGGATAGCCGATTATATAGATATGGGAGTCGATAACTGCTTTATCAGCAAGTCGAAGCGGTTTCACTTTAAGATCTGGCGGGACAGAGACTATGCAGAGGTCGTGTGCGTCGTCTTTCTTTATTGCCACAACCGGAAATCTATAAGGTGATCTAAGAGATTCACCTTGACGACCAAACACCATAAATATTGGAGCAACCAGGTTTATCTCACATACATGTGCATTGGTGATTATTACTCGCTCACCACTCTTAGCAAGAACAACAAACCCAGTTCCTCTTCCTTGACCACTAGCATCTTCTAGTGAGACAATAGATTCAGCAACATTTGCTAATACAATTTCTGGCTCATTTATCTTTGCTTCTTGTCGTACTATCAGGTACGACGACAGTAGACTGCATAGAATTAGTATGCCTGTTATCATGGTTGGTCTTCGCTCCACGTGTTGGTTTCCTGCCTATACTGATTGTGTGGTCAGGTTTCAGTTCGACTAAGTAACCATTATTGGTTAGAAGTTCAATCATGTCACTGATTGGCACACTGTTTAATTTCAAGCGGACATCGTTTATTATACTCACTTGGGTATAACTTGAATTCTTGTTTCGTATCCGGTCATCTTCATGGAAGCCCATATCATTCCTTTCTGCTCACTGAGCTAGATTTGAACAGAATTCCAACTAGCCAGCTTAGAGCGATAGAAGTAACCAAACTGAGATCCTTAGCCACTAGTCCAGATGCTACAGCTCCAGGAAACACTGCTGGGATCACGATTGGCCATAGCCACCACACAAGCACTCCACCAAACACGGCAACCAGTAATATCAGTGCCATGACAGCCACAGCTGACAGTATAATAGTAAGTAGCTTCTCCATGTGTCTATACCTCTGAGGAATATATGAGTTTGCTAAAGGATCCAGAAAATAAAAAGTTATTGGATGCGTTTATGATCGAGCACGCTCCACTTATAAATAAGCACATCAATGTGCTGAAATCACAGAACAAAATTCCACCCCATGTACAAGAAGAAGATCTTCATATGGCTGGATACCGTGGGTTGATGGAAGCTGTTCATAAGTTTGATCCTGAGATTGCTAGTCGCCTATCGAACAAGGAAGGCGAGAACGCATTTGCTAAATATGCTGACAAGAAGGTTCGTGGGCATATGCTTGACCACGTTGTTTCTACTGGAGAGATCCCTAAGTCCCACCAGAAGAGAGCTAAGAACCTCAGCCTTTTACCTTCCGAGGATCCTGAATAGCCTTCTCAAACTCTTCATAGAACTGAGCATCAGTCCACACCGAGTCACAAGCACCTAGAACATCCTTTATGGCCTCATCTCTGAGCAACGGGTGGGTGGTGTTGCACAATGCCCCACATAGCGCTACCGTGAACCTCTTCTGATCCTCGGTGCTGTAGGAGCCATCTTTGGCTTTCTCCCTGAAGGAAGTTATCTCACGGCGAAGATAGTCTGTCATGATGAGGTTATTAGTCTTAGGATCATTGTAGTGCTGAAAGAAGTCTTCCACCATCTTTACGTCATCATCGCTAAGCACCACTTTATCTTTTAGTTCCATGAAACCCTCTGATATTATTTCGTTTTCTTGGCCTTCTTCTTTGTTGTACCCTTCTTTCGATCTATCCTAGGTTTAGGAGGTGGAACCTCGAAAGTCCATGATATCATTGCGGATACACGTGGAATGCCAACCTCATCTACGATATTAAATTTCTGAGCATCTTCTGCATCCAACCAAATCTCTTTAGACCCAACAGCATCCTTTATGAGATGTTGCAGATTGTCATACGTTGTACCACAGTTTTGAGCTAGCAACCCAGTGAACTTTCTGTTCATTCTGAGAGCTTCATTGCTGTCAGCTTTTAAAGCGTAGGCATCACCCCAAGATCCAGTGGAGATGTTGTGTATCATCACCCGACTTAGTCGCCCGCAGAACCGAAGGTCGCCATGAGACAGCAGGATCGCTCCACAGCTTATAGCTTTGCCCATACATATAGTAATGAACCTGTTTGGTACCTCATCCATCGTCTCTATCATCTTGGCTAGAGAATCTACGAAACCACCATAACTATCGATATAGATAGGGATAACAGCATGCGGATCTCTTTTCGCTACATCTAGCACCCTCTCCCTAAACTCCTGAGCTGACTCCTCATCAAACTTACAAACCCATATTTCATCGCTGTTTGATTCATCTTTATCGTGTGCCATAATCAACCTCATGGTAAGTTGGATATAATCTATTTATACTCGCCTACTCAGGTATGGTATTATATAGTATATGCGTTGTCCAGGAGTTATCTCTATATGAATCTAAGTGATCTCGTCAAAGGTATCCTTACAGGGAATATACAAAAAGATACACTGTCTAAGCAGCAGCTTGAAGACGTTATCGGCGCAATTGAACTCATGAAAGCAGCTTTGACACCAGAGCAGCAAAAGAAGAATAAGGAAAAAGCTATTGCAGAAGGCAACAAGCGAGCCTTTAGTGAAGCCAATATTAAAGAACCAAAGAAGCAAGATTCAGAGTCTATAAAAAACGAATCTCCCAAGAAGACAAATCATCTCACTGTAATAAAAGAAGAGGGGTGCTTGGCTAAGGCCGATGAAGCTATTAGCTGGTCTGAGAATGGTCAGTGGCGTCTTGAGAAGGCAACCAAGGAGGGACCGACTCTTAATTACGGCAAGATTGATCCCGAAAGAAATCCTATTTCTAATCCCGCAGCAGCTAGGGAAGCAAAGGCGACTAGATTAGCTACTCAGGAAGCTAATGCTCCGACTATCGATTATGCCAACAATCCAGCGGTGAAACCTAAATATTATTCTGGTGCAGCGGATAGAGCAAAAGCTACACAAGCTAAGCTAGAGGCCGAGAGCAAAGAGACCGCTGCTGAGACTATTGCTCGTCGACAAGGTATTAAAAAAGATGAGGGTGCTAATATAGAGCGAGAACCTGCTTCTGCTGAACGCGATAAGATGACGGCAAAGAACGAGATGATGGGCTACGGCGGCGCAACTCCAATGACGATGTCTGAAAAAGAACCTCACAAAGATGATCCTGAGCACGAAATAAAAGAAAAGAAGAAAGCCAAGAGTATCAAAGAAAAGGCTGAAGAACTTCTCGACATGCATAAAGCAGATAAAGAATCTAGAAGCGTATTCAGTATGGATCATGCAAACCAGGTATTAAGCATGAATCATGCGGATGCTAAGTCTCACTTACATGATGCAGTAGATGGATCAACCGCGACTCCTGCTAATAAAGCTAAAATCAAAGCCGCAATTGAAGGAACTAAGAACGTTAAGCAACTTAGTGGTCTTGTTGCAAACCATGTTCTTGCTGCTGGTGGCGGTGGAACTAAAACAGGCGAGTTAAAGGTTATTCGATAATTAGTGGATTTCCACTAGAATCGACACCATCTACCTCGTCTGTATACTTCTTAAGTTTGGTACGATGACTGCATGATGCACATTTGCGTATATAGAACAACCCATCTGCTCTAGGAACTATAATGACGCGTAAGTAGTCTTCCTTACATGCATGGCACATCCACTTCTCTTTCAAATCCTCTAACTCAATCTTTGCATCAAAACCGCTATCTTCTGCCTGTTGCGCTTCAATTATGTCTTTTAGATTAGAGTACCGATCTATATCTATGCGCGATAGCTGCTTCCTGAGTTTCCCCATTTGCTTCTTAAGCTTTTGATTCTCTAGTTTTAGTTTGCGAATCTCAGTTAGTTCAGTGTCACTTTTACTGCGACGGCTTTTACCCATATCTCATTTCCATCCTGTAGCTTCACTAACAATTGGGAACTCTGAGATGAAGATTTGTTTTATAGCATCCGCTACATCGCGATGTTCTTTCTGAGCAGCGAGATCAGTACGGGAATTTAGGTAATGTACCCATGATCTTATCGTGCCGTTTGCAAACAGCTTGGTCTTTACCTGAAGTGGCAACACCATTCTGGCACATTCTTTAGCTACACTATTTTTTACTGCCCACTCATAATTCTCTAAACATCGCCGCCAGTTGTCTCGCTGACGCTGCTCCCACTCGGTTTTGATGAAGTCAGGAAGATCATTTATGCTATTCTGCCGATTCTTATCATCTTGTCGTCGTGCCGTATATATCTCTATGCCGTGCGACTCATCTACTGCCGCATAACGCTGACTAAACTCTTGAAAACTTAACGATCTGTGTCGCAATATCTGCGCAGCTATAGCACGACTCGTTTCTATCTCAAATACTGCATTACAGGTTTCTAGTATAGACCAGTGTCCATGTGTCATACAATATTTGATTAGACTGGCATATTTTGGGTTTGCTTGGTTGGGGCTACTAACACGTGCGATGTAAGCCATTAAGCCTTCTGGATTCTGGATGATATCTTGGTATTCTTCTGGTACCCCAACTTCTTCGAGGAGATATTTGACATAGCCCTTATCAACTGTGGTAAGACTTACTAGTTTAACTTCCATCTCTTACTCCATCGTTGATATAGATATATCATCCACAGCGTCATTCTACCTGAATTTTATCATGACATTAACGGCACTCGCTGTTATAATAAGTAGTAGAATATGATCGTATCCGCGCAATTAGCACAAGGGATAAGCTATGATTACCATTATGTATGCTGTGTTTCTCTGTTACAATCTCTACCTTTATCATAGCGCAACCCAAATGCTTGTAATTACCACCAAGTAAATCCACCCACAATATCTGAGGAAATCACAAATGGATCGGGCAGCTGAGATACTGTCGTCTGTGACGGTCTATACGAAGTATGCCCGTTTTGACAAAAAGAAGGGCAGACGAGAAACTTGGGAGGAGATCTGCGATCGCAACATGCAGATGCACCTCAAGAAGTATCCCAACTTGTCGTCCGAGATCCGGCAAGTGTTCAAGGACTTTGTAGTGCCTAAGAAGGTGCTGCCAAGTATGCGCTCGCTCCAGTTCGGCGGAAAGCCGATTGAGTTAGCGAACAACCGCATGTACAACTGCTGCTATCTTCCTGTGGATCACCACAAGGCTTTCAGCGAGACCATGTTCCTCCTCTTGGGCGGAACAGGCGTCGGATACTCCGTGCAGAAAGCCCACATATCCAAACTACCTGTCGTTCGCAAGCCTCTGAAGAAGCGTCGCTTCGTTATCGGCGACAGCATCGAAGGTTGGGCGGACTCTGTCAAGGTGTTGATCGAAGCGTACATGTGCGGCAAGGCGATGCCTATCTTCGACTTCTCAGACATCCGCGAGAAGGGAGCTCCGCTGATCACCTCTGGTGGCAAGGCTCCAGGTCCGCAACCTTTAAAGGACTGTATCCATAACCTACAGAAGATCCTCGATGCTGTCCCCGACGGCGACCAGCTGACACCGCTACAGGTTCACGACATGATGTGCTTCGTCGCAGACGCAGTACTCGCTGGCGGAATTAGGCGTGCAGCTCTTATCTCTCTGTTTGATATGGACGACGATGAGATGCTCACCTGCAAGTTCGGTACCTGGTGGGAACTTAACCCGCAGCGCGGACGTGCGAACAACTCAGCTGTTGTCCTTCGCCACAAGGTGAAAGAGAAAGATTTCATGCGTCTGTGGGACAGGATCCAGGCATCCGGTAGCGGAGAGCCTGGAATCTACCTCACCAACAACGCAGACTACGGATGCAATCCGTGCTGCGAGATCGCTCTGCGACCATATCAGTTCTGTAATCTAGTTGAGATCAACGCTGACAACATCAAGGATCAGGCTGACTTCAATGCTCGTGCTAAGGCTGCATCATTCGTAGCAACGCTTCAGGCAGGCTACACAGACTTCCACTACATCCGAGACATCTGGCGTCGCACTACAGAGAAGGAAGCGCTGATCGGCGTTAGTCTTACCGGCATTGCATCTGGAGCCGTACTCGGACTTGACGAGACTGAAGCTGCGCATCTTGTTATAGAAGAGAATGTTAGAGTGTCGGCGATCATTGGGATCAATCAGGCGACGCGTACTACGTGTGTCAAGCCAGCAGGAACTACTTCCTGCGTGCTCGGCAGCTCTTCTGGTATCCACGCATGGTATGACCAGTACTACATTCGTCGCATGCGTCTAGGCAAGAACGAAGCCATCTACTACCATTTAGCGATCAACCATCCTGAGCTTCTGGAAGACGACTTCTTCAAGCCTAATATTCAGTCCATACTCTCACTGCCTATGAAGGCTCCTGAGGGAGCCATACTTCGACATGAGACAGCTATAGATCTACTGGAGAGAGTAAAACGTTTCAGCGATAACTGGGTAAAGCCAGGTCATAGAAAAGGTGATAACTCCCATAATGTTTCGGCAACTATTAGTGTAAAAGATCATGAGTGGGTTGAGGCGGGCAAGTGGATGTGGACCAACAGGGACTGCTTCAATGGACTAAGTGTGCTTCCGTTCTCCGATCATTCTTATGTACAAGCTCCATTCGAGTCATGTACCAAGGAGAAGTATGAGGAGATGATGTCTCATATAACGAAGATAGACTTAACTAAGGTAGTAGAAATCACAGATGATACAAGTATGCAGGGTGAGATAGCATGTAGTGGGGGGAGTTGCGAAATTATTTAATAATATTAAGTGGCCATACAGCGACATGTGGCGTGTA